TGGAATAATTGAATTAAGAATTCAAGAATTAGAATTACAAAAAGATTATTTAAAAGAAGAACTTAAAAAATTACGTCAAGAAGAAACTACAACTGGTAATACTCTTCAACAAAAATATGGTGATGGTACAATTAACCTAGAAAAAGGAGAATTCATCGGACAATAGGACTTTTGATAAGTTTTACCATATTTATAACAAAATTAAACTAATCAATAAACATGGCAGAAACTTTAATATCACCAGGTGTTTTAGCAAGAGAGAATGATTCATCTTTTGTATCTCAAAGACCCGTTACGGTAGGTGCAGCAATTATTGGTCCAACAGTAAAAGGACCAGTAGAAATTCCTACAGTTGTTACTACTTACAATGAGTATGTTAACAAATTTGGAACAACTTTTGTAAGTGGAGGCGCTAATGATAGCGATACTTATACTTACTTTACCTCAATTGCTGCTTACAATTACTTTGTAAATGGAGGTCAATCATTATTGGTTGCTCGAGTAGTAACAGGATCTTATACAGCAGCAACAAGTTCATTAATCGCTACAGGATCAGGTGGTCCTACAACTGGTTTATCACCATTTGTACTATCCACAATTTCTAAAGGAACTATTATGAATAGTACCTCTACAGAAACTAATGGTGCTTTAGCTAGCGGATCAACTGATAACGTAAGATGGCAAATTGTAAATGCAAATAGCCAGTCTGGCACTTTTGATTTATTAATTCGTAGAGGTGATGATAATACACTTCAACCAATTGTATTAGAAACTTGGACTGGATTAACTCTTGACCCTAACTCTCCAAATTACATCTCTCGTGTGATTGGTGATCAGGTTCAAAACTACAACCAAGCTAACAACCAAATTGAAGTTACAGGTTCATTTGCTAACAGATCAAATTATGTTTATGTGAGTGCTGTTAACTATACAACCTACAATTTCTTTGATAATAATGGTAATTTCAAACCCCAATACACAGGTTCAATTCCTGTAAATCAAAGCGGTTCATTTGGTGGTGCTATTGGAACTGTTAAAGGTGGAGCCAATTTCTATAACTTAATTAGTGACACAGATTCTCAAGGATTAACAGCTGGATGTTATACTAACATGGTTAACCTCTTAGCTAATACAGATGATTATAAATTTAACGTATTATTAACTCCTGGATTAGTTGATAACTTTGCTTCTCATGTTGGAACAATATCTACAATTATAACAAATACTCAAAATCGTGGTGACAATATTTATGTATTAGACCCTGTAGAATATGCTGTAAATGGAGGAGTTAGTACAGTTGTATCTAGAGCTAGTACTCGCAACACTTCATATGCCGCTGAATATTGGCCTTGGGTACAAGTGGTAGATCCAGCTTCTGGTGAATTAGTTTGGGTTCCTGCCTCAACAGTAATTGGAGGTGTTTATGCTTATAACGACTCAGTATCTGAGCCTTGGTTCGCACCTGCAGGTATCAACCGTGGTGGATTATCACAAGTAGTAAGAGCAGAACAAAAGCTTTCTCAAACACAACGTGATACTTTATACACTGGAAGAGTTAACCCAATTGCAACCTTCCCAGGTCAAGGTGTTGTAGTATATGGTCAGAAAACATTACAAGTAAAAGCATCTGCTCTTGATCGTGTAAATGTTCGTCGCTTGTTAATTGCTCTTAAGTCATATATTTCTCAAGTAGCAAATAACTTAGTATTTGAACAAAATACAATCGCTACAAGAAATAACTTCTTAGCACAAGTTAACCCATACTTAACAAGTGTTCAACAGCGTCAAGGTTTATATGCATTTAGAGTAATCATGGATGATTCAAATAACACACCTGATGTGATTGATCGTAATGAATTAATTGGTCAGATCTATTTACAGCCTACTAAGACTGCAGAATTTATCTACCTCGACTTCAATATTACACCTACAGGAGCTACATTCCCTGGATAATAAAATAAATTTCTTCCCTCCCAAAAGGAGGGAAGATTTTTTAGAATTTAGATATTTATAACAAACAAAAATAAAAAACATGGCAATTTTAAGCTCACAAGAAATATTTTTCACACCATTTGAACCTAAAGTACAGAATCGCTTTATTATGTATGTTGATGGTATCCCATCTTATACTATTAAAGCAATTTCTAGTATTGGATTTGATCAAAGTGAAATTAAGTTAAACCATATTAACATTTACCGTAAAGTTAAAGGTAAATTATCATGGAATGACATTACAATGACATTATTCGATCCTATCACTCCATCTGGTGCTCAAGCAGTAATGGAATGGGTACGCTTACACCATGAATCTGTTACTGGTCGTGATGGTTACTCAGACTTCTATAAGAAAGATGTAACAATTGACATTTTAGGACCTGTAGGTGATATCGTTTCTGAATGGGTTATCAAAGGAGCATTTATTAAAACTGCTGAGTTTGGTGAATATAACTGGGATAACGAAGCCGCGGCTCAAAATCTTACAGTTACATTAGGAATGGATTACTGCATTCTCAATTTTTAATTTAATAAAAATAAATTTAAAGGGAATTCACTTAAATTTGGTGAATTCCTTTTTTCTTTTATATTTATATAAGACAACAAGTTACATTAAATAAAGATTATGGATCAAAAATTTGATTTTCCAACCGAAGTTATTGAACTTCCCTCAAAAGGACTTTTATACCCACAAGACAATCCTCTTTCAAGCGGTAAAATTGAAATGAAATATATGACTGCTAAGGAAGAAGACATCCTTACAAATCAGGAATATATTAAAAAGGGAACAGTCATTGATAAATTGCTTCAGGCACTTATTGTTTCTAAAATTAATTATAACGATTTAATTATTGGAGATAAAAACGCAATTATGGTTGCCGCTCGTATTTTAGGATATGGTAAAGACTATACATTTGCATATAACGGTCAAGAATATACAGTTGATTTATCTCAATTAGATAATAAACCATTTGATCACTCAAATAAAGGAGTAAATGAATTTAATTATACTTTGCCATCTACAAACACAAACATCACTTATAAAATTTTAACTCATGGTGATGAAAATAAGATTCAAACTGAGTTAGATGGTTTAAAAAAGATAAATCCAAATCTCTCTCCTGAGATGTCAACTCGTTTAAAATATATTATTATATCGGTTAATGGAGATCGAGAAACAAAAACAATTCGAGAATTCATTGATAAACATTTGTTAGCTCGAGACTCCAGAGAATTAAGAAAACATATTAGAGAAACTCAACCAGATGTAGATCTAACTTTTTTTCCCGACGGAAGTGAAACTAGAGTCGATATCCCAATTGGGGTTAAGTTTTTTTGGCCTGACTTCTGAGACCGCGACTACCGTTCGCATTAACCTATTTACCCAAATCCACGAGATTTGTTTTCATGGTAAAGGAGGATATGATTGGCCAACTGTCTATGCTATGCCTAGATGGTTGCGCCAATTTACTTTTAATCAAATAAATGATTTTTATCAAAAAGAAAAAGAAGCACAAGAAAAAGGTGCTAAAGGAAAAAATACTACTAATGTAATGGATCCAACAGGTAAAATTAATACAACTGCTTTAAAAGATTTATCTAAATTTACTCCTAAAACCCCATCTAAACCTAAAACAAAGTATCAATAAAATTATAAATTTCAATATTTATAACGGATAAATACTCTGTAAATGGCTAAACAAGAAGATCCAAAGAAAAAAATTCAAGACCTAAATGAAGAATTAGGTTACTTTGAAGATCAGGTACTTAGTATCGCCAGTCTTTTATCTAGAACAGTTAAAGATGCAATTGAAGATGTCAGAGATGCTGCTGATAATACTGCTCAAATTTTTGAAAAAAGACTAACCAAAAGTATTAAGGATTTTGCTAAAAGTTCGGATGATGTATTAAAAAACCAACTTAAAATTTTATCTGGAACTGCTAAAGTTAGAGATATAGAAAAAGATAAAAGAGATCTTTTATTCAAACAACTTTCTATACAGAAAAACTTAGAAATTTTAGTCAGAAATGATAAAATTTCCAAAGATGAAGCAAAGAAACAATCTGAAGAATTAAAAGCGGCATACGAAGCCCAAAAAGTATTATTAGAGGGACAAGTTTTAGAAGCTAAAAAAATCCAAAAAACTTTAGGCCTTACAGGTTCTTTAGTAAAAGGAATTAGTAAAATCCCTATTTTAGGAAACATTGTTGATACAAATGAGGCTCTAAAAGAAATGAATGCTGCTATAGCACAAGGTCAAGGAAGATTTGGTGCTATGAAGGCAGGAATTAAATCAATAGGTAAGGATATTTTTGATAATTTAACTGATCCTTTAACTATTATAGCTTTTACTGCAAAGAAATTTTTTGATCTCCTAAAAGGTGTGGATGAAGCTATAGGTAATTTAGCTAAAGGAATGAATATTACCTATACAGAAGCAGGAAAATTAAGAGAAGAACTTAGTTTAGCTTCTTTAGCTACTGAAGACGAATTTGTTACCACTCAAGGATTGCAGGATTCTTTATTAGCAATAAATAAAACATTAGGCACCAATGCCAACATTAGTAAAGAAACATTAGTATCTTTTACCAAACTTAGAGAAAAAGCAGGATACACTAA